CGTTTTGTGTTTGGTTGCTTTGGATGTGCGGCGGGTGTATTTTAGACCTGTATTTAGGCACAGGACTGTGCGTATGAATTTGGACATCGCAACGATGTTGGAGAACGACGAGCTGAAGCAGCTCGATGAAACCTTAAAACAAATTGATGAACGGAGAAAAAAATGTGGGGCAGTTTAATCAACGGCGTGCTGGGCGTCGCCGGAAATTATGTCGATGGTAAAGTATCGGAGACTAAGGCAAAGTCACGCGCGCGAGTTGCGAAGGCAGAGGCAGATGCGGAAGTATCAAAAAAGGTCGCGGCTGGCGAGGTCGCGTGGGAGAATACTATGGCCGACGCAACGAAGGGAAGTTGGAAAGACGAGCTTGCACTTGTGGTGCTACTACTGCCCCTGCCCTTCACGCTATATGAGCCCACGCGGGCGGGTGTGCGAGAGGCTTTCATAGTTCTTGAAAGTCTCCCTAGTTGGTACCAGTACCTCTTGTTTATAGCCATAAGCAGTAGCTTTGGAATCAAAGGCGCCGACAAGCTAATGAGCCTCAGAAAAAAGTGAGTACCCCGGTGCGTCTTTCAAAACACTTCACACTGGCCGAGATGACAAAGAGCCAAACAGCTCTGCGCCGGGGCATAAAGAACACCCCCTCAGAAGGCCACACAAGCTGTCTCAGGGCTGTTTGTGAGAACATCCTAGAACCAGTCAGGGAACATTACGGAGTGCCCATAGCGCCGTCCTCTGGCTATCGTAGCCCCGCCCTGTGCGAGGCCATAGGCTCAAGCAAAAACAGCCAGCACGCGAAGGGGCAGGCTGTGGACTTCGAGGTTCCGGGTGTGGCGAATGTCGAGCTGGCAAGGTGGCTGATTGATAACGTCGAGTTTGACCAGCTCATTCTGGAGTACTACGACCCCAACGACCCTGCCGCCGGGTGGGTGCATTGTAGCTACAATCCAATCCACAACCGGCAACAGGCGTTGGTTTATGACGGCAAGTCTTACCAGCCGTTTAATTTATAATAGTTCTAAAGAACGGGTGGCGCCCGGCACACGCCGGATGCGCCCCCGATCCTCAAGCTGCACCAACATGCAACGCACTGCGGTGTAGCTTTTGTTGGTCAGCTCGCCCAGCTCTTTGATGCTCGGCGAGTAATTGTTCAGCTCCTGAAACTCCTTGATGACCGACAACAGCTCGGCCTGCTTTGGCGTCACGTTCATTGGTCAAGCTCCTTCAGGGTCAGCGTGTTCTGACGCACCGTGCGTGCAGGCTTGGCGGGAACGACCTTCTCTTTTTGAGCGCTGTAGTTTCGCATCTTCCACAGCACCTTGTAGTGTTGATTGCCCACCGTGCCGAAGCCGCTTTCGTGAACGCCCAGCACATCCTTGAGCGCAGTCTCGGCATCCGCGATGCGTTCCTCTGCAATTTTTTTATCGCGTTTTGCGGCGACCAAATCAGACAGGAAGTCATTGCCGCCCGCTGCATCCAAGTCAATCTCACCGGCACCGTCATCGACCTTGTCGTAGATCGTGTTGGCATCGGCGCTGGTCATTGCAGGATACCAGTCTGGCCCCAAGCGACGCAGCTCAAAGTCTTTGACGGCGTCTGCAATTTTTTTCTGAACAACCGGGTCGGCCTCGTAAACGAACATGCGCATCTCGGTGCCCCGATACAGGATGCACACCGCGCCCCACTGGTAGCCCGTACACATCATCTGTGCCTGTAGCTGTAGCGGGCCACGATAGGGCGCCGGTATATCTTCCGGCTGGCTGCCCGTGTTCTTGGCCTCAAGCACTCCGGGCCCGGTCGTGTCTATGATGTCGGCGTTCATGCAATACACGCCCTTGGCGGCATCGGTTTCCCAGACGTGGTGCCCGACGCCCGTGCCATCAAGTGACGCGGCCAATGCCAGGTCGGGGTGGAAAAACGCTGTGTCATAATCAAACCTAGTATTGTACAGGCCAAGTCGAACAGATGCCAAGCGCAAAATAGTGGGCTCCAATGCGTCACCCCACGCCATCGCTTCATTCTGATCGATGCCCGGCAAGGGCTGACCATCGCGCGCAGCGTTGCACGTTTTCATTACGTCATTTGGCGTCTCCCAAGGAGACGCATTAAGCAGTGCTGGCACCCGGCTGGCACTGACGATATCATTTGGTGTGACTTTCCCGACCATTATTTTACCCTCGCTTGAATGATTGCGTCCTCAACACCGGGCCCGATGCAGAGCATCAGGTAGCCGGTGCCGAAGATGATTAAGATGGACATGATGTCCGTGATAGTGTCACGCATAATTGTACTCCTTTTCCAAGTTGCGCACAGTTGAGGCGTGCCAGCTTTTGCCGGTCGCCGTAGGTATGCCCGCCTCGTTGAGGCGCTGGGCACAGGCGCGTAGCGATGCACCAGCATCGCGCAGCGCGGTGATTATTGGCAGAGCTTTGTCTGCAATACCCGCAGTCTTGGCACGGCGTGCCGCACCAGAGGCGCGACCACCGGCCTGCGGGTCAGGCGAGCCCAGCTTGACGCCACGCGCCTTGGCTGCGGCCAGTGCCTGTTTGGTGCGGCGGCTGATTTCCTCACGCTCATGCTGCGCGACGACAGCACGCACACCAAATTCCAGTGTGCCAGCGTTGGGCATATCAGCCGCCACGATGTCGACCCCGGCCTTGCGGAGAGTTAAGAGAAACGCAGCGTCGCGTGACAGGCGGTCGATCTTGGCGATGAGGATTGAAGCACCAGTGTCTCGGCACAGCTCAAGGGCTGCGGCGAGCTGGGGCCGGTTGTCGACCTTGCCGCTTTCTACCTCGGTGAATGAATGAATGATGTCGTCGCTGTACGGAGCGACGAGGTGTTGTTGTGCCTCAAGGCCGAGGCCGGACTGCCCCTGCGCTTTGGTGGACACACGATAATATGCAACGTATTTAGTCATGCCTAATTCCTGTGAAAGCGTTTGACGATTGCGACCCACTTGTCGTCGCCGTGCTGTTGCGGTCGGCTGTCGACGATGGGCTCGTAGGTTTCCCAAGAGGATTTGAAATCCGAGATGCCGCGCTCCAAGAACTCAAGCGTCGGTGCCTCGATCCGGTAGTATTCCCAAAAGCCGATGCGACCATTGTAATACCGGATGAAGGGTTGGGGGCCGGTCATGCCGCCACCCTTATTTCAAATGCGTGGCTCACCATTTTGCGAACCCATTTGCTTTCAGCGATGGGCGCAATCTCATGCTGGTCGTAAACCACTTGGTCGATAACAGCGACAAAGTGGCCGCCAACGCGAATGAAGTACTTGCCCTTGGCCTTGCAATAATTCTCAACAAAATTTTTCAAAGACATTTTGCGCGTCAAATAGCCATTCTCGTTGCCCATAGGTTGAGGATTGCAGAGCTGCCATTTTAAGACTTGCACGCACTGCTTGACATTGCTGGTGCCCTGCCACCTGTTCGACAAACCAAACTCTTTGCGGAACGTGTCCATAATACAATCAACGGGGAAGTTCATAAGGTTGGCGACCGCAGTCGGGCCACAGTTAGGCTTCACGCCGCCGCTGTTTTTACCAAGATTTGCTGTCTGTGTGGTCATCGATAATCTCCTTTTCTCTCTATCGATAATCTATATATAAGCTAGTTGATATCAGATTGCAACCCCAATAATATATTTTTTTATGAGCGATATAAAACCCACCCTGTTGCGTCTGCGGCAATCGACTGTCGACGCACTGAAACTTGAGCTGAAGAGTAGCGCCCATCGGTCAATGGCTGCTCTGGCCGACGACATCCTTGCAACAGAATTAGACAAACGCTTCGAGCGTCGTGGCGACAAGCTCGACCAGCTCGTGCAGGCCGCAAGGCGCGTCACCTGATGGGCGCGTCACAGCGTGCGAAGGGTGCGGCTTTCGAGCGATGGGTCGCCAACGAGCTGACCGAGGCGCTTGGTCTGGACACTCCGTTGCGCCGCAACCTCGACCAGTATCAGGTCGCAGACTGCTCCGACCTGGTCTTGCCGCCATTTCAAATAGAGTGTAAGCGGTACGCTGTGAACGGGTCGGGCACTTGGTTTCGGAACGACTGGTGGGAGCAAGTGTGTCGGTCAATCGAGGACGGCTTCATGCCTGCGCTGTGCTTCAAATATGACCGCCACCCGGTGCGTTGGGTGTTGCCGGTCGTTGCACTCAATGAGGCGTGGGGTGGCGCCGAGAGCGAATACGAACCCTTCGCCACAAGCTGGGATGGGGGCGTAATGATTATGAGGGAGTGGGTGGACAATGCCGACCTATGAGACAGACCTAGACCGGGTCAACGAACGGGCGGT